AAATCCTCTATCTGTATCAGGAGCAACGGGCATCGACGCAATCGTGCCGAGGATCAGAGGATCCTGCGCCGATGGACCATCGCGGAAGAAGCCGACGACCCATGAACCCTGAAGTATTCCAGTCGGCGATGTTCCAATTCCACCCATTGCCGCAGATGTGACTGGCTGAACTACAAATGCCCATGGTAGGTCTTTTGTCTCGATCTGGCTTTTATCCTCGGTATGGTAACCGAAGCATCGTACACGCACTCTACCCATCTGCATAGGATCACTGATATCTTCTACGACACCAGTAAACCAAGAAAATGCCTTTGATAGTAGTTGGTCCTGCGATGTAGCGTTCATGATGCAAATGGCGTCACCGGTGATGTATCTCGTTTCACCTTCATGTCGATAAAGTATTCCTCGGCAAAATTATGGACGACCGACGCAGCCACGTAGTTTCCAGAAAGATAGTCATCAACCTGATTGTTATCGGAGGAATGTGAATTTTTCTTCGTTGGACCCGGATCAATTGCTGGAGGGATTCTCAACGAAACAACCTTTCCACAGTTAAGCTCTAGATCTCCATTCAAAACAATGGTATGCTGCTGTGTATCTAGCGTCTCCAGCTGAGACTGGGCATAGTTTATGATGCCTCTGGATGTCGGAGCATGATAGTTTCCAACATTTGAGAATGCAGCGGAATTGATAGGTATGTAGTTAATCTTGGTCCTATCGTATGAATTGATGTATTTCTGGTTGTCGATTTCAAAGTTAGGAGCCACGAACGGATACGCCTCCATCGTAGGAAACCTCGAGATGTTTTCTAGATAATCAAACTTAAATGCCGAGGCAGTCTTTGTGGCAATGTCAATGTACTCGCTACGAGAAGCAAAGGCTCCGTTCATTCCCTGGGCCGGCTTCGAGAGACTAAGATCAGAATTGATGCTCAGGATGCGTAGCGCTCTTTCTTCGTATGCCTCCTCTGGATCACGATTGATGTCGTATTCAAAAAACTTTGCGTCTCGATATTCTTTGTACGGATCCTGTCTGACGATATCCGCCTGAGATTTGAGGTGTATCTTCCCATCCAATGTCTGGTAAAGATAGAACGGACTTCCTTCCTGGGTAAAGGCTCTACGAAGCGCCCAATGCATGGCATCGATCGGCTCCATGTTCGGAACGATGAATGCAGCAGTTCCAGTTGTATCAGATCCTAATTCTAGATTGTCGTAGCCAAGATCATTACGAAAAACGCTCTGGATGAAATCAGATATTTTACCGTTGAATGCCCTAGAGATCTTCTTGAACTTTGAGACGAATGCATGATCGGATATTCCACCGATACGATACACCTGAACATTGTTGCTGTATTTCGCAAATACCGGATACTCAGTCACTCGAAACCACAGACTGATGTTCTGAGATGTACCATTCGGTAAGGTTCGGTCAAGTACAACATAGATCCATTCATGACCGGTAAGAGCTGCCTGCTCCATGAAATTGCCATCATCACGTATTCCGATATTCAGGGTGAGAGTCGACCGATATATGCTCTCCGTGATGGTAAAGTCGGCAACGATCCTCTTGATGTCGTATTCCTTCCCTGCATGATTTCTGATTACGATTTCAGAGGCTCTGTACGCTGATGGTACAAAGATCTTAGATGAATTAAGATCAACGTTGTTTTGTCTACTCATTGATCAGTTTTCCGAATACATGAGCAAACTGATAGATCACGTTCGGTCTCACGATTCTGATGTTTCCGCGCTCTTCATTTAATTGAAGCTCGTACTCGTAATAGGACACTGGTGTGAGACTAAAGCCGGCAGCATTCGACTGGATTCCAGCAATTGTCAGGCGCTCGTTAATGAATCGCGAATTGTACATTTCCAGTCCGTTGGGATCCTCGTAGTGGTGAGGGGCGTCGCGATGCTTATACGCCAGGCTCGTAACGACGTTACTTCCGCTTGTCGCCCCGGTAATTACTTCCGTCTCACGTTCGCCTGTCTCGGGATTGAAACTTCCTTTAAAATTACCAGATACAGATCCCAATATCAGCTGGCTCATCGGGACATTCTTTTCCTTCAATATTCCTGTCGCAAGCGATGAATTTCCAGTTATTATCTCTCCGATCTTAAATCTACCTGCCAAGGAATTGTCATATCTTACTAATGTTCCATCAGGGGATTTAAAAACATTGGGTTCGGTATCGATCACAGTTCCGGAATACTCTAGGCGAATGTAATCCTCAAACTCTGTGGTGCCCATAGGCCATCCAGAGAGCCCGGTCTTCAGGTGTTCATTGATAACGAAAAACGTCCAGTAGTATTCTGGAGTTCCATAAAGAATGTTTGATACGACATCGGGTCTTTCTCCGTTTCGTACCTGGAAATACTGATACGTGGACATGTCATCCAGGAATACCGAGTCGGTTCTGACCGTACGAAAGATGTCAATGATCTTTGTGATGACACCGTTAGACTCAAAGTCGTACCCGGTCTTTGGAAATTGTCGAAAGAATGCCATGGATTATACAGATTCGGTTGTTCTCGTCTCTCCTCTTTCCAGTTTCTGAATATCCATCTTGGTGAGAGCTCGTGTTTCTTGAAACGATAACGACACATCGGTCTCGACCGGGCTTCCATCTTCATGGAAAATGTTTGTGGAAGCATTAAATGTTGCAGTCATTCCGGTGAGGTACGAATCAAATATCTTCGGGAGGTACGGATTAACCGCGGCATCTTTATCATAGAACGAGATGTTCCATATTGGAGGATAAGACAGGACTACATCTTTACCCTCAGGATACATATTTTCTCTCAGAGAATCAACGATCCTTTTAATTGTTTCAGCTTCCTTCTTTGAACGCGAAACAAGTTTAAACGCGAAAGAGTAGGAACGGATGTTTGAATTTTGAAATGTCGTGTTCGTATTCGGTGCGATGACCTGTTTTTGGCTAAAGTCTACAGTGTCTGCCACTGTTTCAAATCCGAATTTTCTGGCTAGGATCGATGCAGTCGCCGCAGCATTCAACTGACCGGCCTTATTGATCACCGAACCTACCATTCCACCGACTCCGGCTCCGACGACGCCAGCAAGAGATGTTTGCTTTCCCATCTGAGTCATCGTTTCTGCCATGATCGTACCGATAATACCTAAATTTATCGACGAATACGACATTCCGTCGGCTACTTGTTTTACCCTGAGCCGTAAGAAGAACAAACGGCAACGGCTGAGCTCTTAAAGTGTCAGGGAATGCCAGAATTTTTGATTCTGCCGCAGAGAACGGTGGCATTATCACTGTCTCTGAATTCGTAGCTCTAGCTATTTTTTGTACTGTATCGAGTAACATAAATATGGGATTCGATATTTATATGAGTTACCGAGGTAAATTCCTTCCGCAGAACCCTTCGAAGTATCGAGGTGACATTACTAACATCGTCTATCGGTCACTGTGGGAGCGTCAGCTCTTTCGGTGGCTAGATGAGGGATCTCACATCAAGTCATGGTCCTCCGAGGAGGCCATTATACCATACCGGTGTAAGACGGACGGCAAGATCCATCGGTACTTCGTCGATGTCAAAGCCGAGTTCACAGATGGAAGGGTCATACTCATCGAGGTGAAGCCGAAGAAGGAGTCGCAGCCTCCAAAGAATCCCGGCAAGAAGACGCGCAAGTACATCACCGAGGTCATGACCTACGCGAAGAACATCAGCAAATGGGAAGCCGCCAGGGAATATGCTGCAGATCGTGGTTGGCTGTTCGAGGTATGGACCGAAGAGACTCTGCGCGGACTGGGCATCAAGATACTTTAGAAATTTCTCTATAAATAGTGAACTATGGCTTCACTATTCAAAACGCTAAATTCAGAGCTGGCCAGCACTGGGTTTGAGCGCAGGTCAAAGGAAGCCAGAGAATGGTTTATCGAGAAGGTTAGAGAGCTCAACGGGAGAATCAATCGAAACAAGCTATTGAAGGATGATTCGCTTCTTCAGAAGAATATCCCGAGATGGGGGTTCATGTACATGTTTGTGTATGATGCCTTGCACAAAGACACTCTGCCGTACTACGATCGTTTCCCGTTAGTGATCATGCTGTCGCCGGCTCCTGGTGGTTTCATGGGACTGAACCTGCACTACCTGCATCCGAACACCAGAGCGATCTTTCTGGACAGCCTGATGCAATCGTTCACTGATGACAACCTGACAGAGAAATCCAAGTTGAGACTTCGATACGAGACTCTCGCACGTGCCAGAAAACACCGCTACTTTCAGCCTTGCCTGAAGCACTATCTCTTTGACCAGATGAAGACGCGTCCTGCTCAGGTCTTGGCTCCCGACTGGGAGATCGCAATTTTCCTTCCGACGGAACACTTCCGTGGCGCCCAGAAGACCAAGGTCTGGAGTGAATCAAAGAAGATCTATCAGAAAGCACCGTAACTACTATGGCCACACTCATCGGAAAAAGCATCAACGACATGAAAGGCACCATTACGAAGCATGGTGGCCTGGCCCATACAAATCGGTTTGCTCTATACATGCAGCCACCCGCTGCAAGCCTTCTGAACATCGATCTTCAGAACATACTGGTTTCACTGGTTTCTCGTAGCTTTAAGGCCGGCTCTCTCATCAACGATCCTCGAGATGTTGGAATCTTGTGCGAGTCCTGCTCGTTACCGGGTCGTCAGATCATGACGATGGATTATCAGAGCAACCGCCAGGCGATCAAGATCCCCTACGGATTCATGAACGAGGACGTCACATTTACTTTCCTGCTGACCCATGACTACTATGTCAAGAAGATGTTCGACAAGTGGTCAAACCTGGTCATTGATGCAAATGCATACCGTGTTCGTTATCAGAACGAATACACCACTGATGTCGTGATCCAGCAGCTGAACAAGGAGAACCTTCCGGTCTACGGCATCAAGTTAAAGAATGCCTACCCGATCACATTTGTTTCGATTCCGCTGGACAATACCGCAGAGAATTCCATTCAGAAGTTCTCGGTCACGATGACCTATGAGAACTTTGAGGAAGAGGGTGCAGTCGCATCGGCGGTCTCCTCGGTCAAAACAGCAATTGGAGGAATCAAGAAGATCTTTTGAGACAAGCGAAAACAACCTATAGGATAACATTATGCCATTACCAGTCATTGAGACCCCAAAATATGAGCTGAGACTTCCGTCCAGCAACAAGCGAATTCAGTATCGTCCGTACCTCGTCAAGGAAGAGAAGATCCTGATGGTCGCTCGTGAATCGAACGATCAGAAGCAGATCACGCAGGCCATCAAAGATACGATCTCGTCCTGCACGTTTGGAAAGATCGATCCTGACAAGCTATCAGTGTTTGACCTGGAATACATCTTCCTGAAGCTACGTGCGAAGTCGGTCGGAGAGGTATCGAAGCTGACATTGAAGTGTGAGAAGTGCGAGAAGCCGAATCCATTGGAGATCAACCTACAGGAAGTCTCCGTCAACACGGAAAATCTGCCGGATGCCAAGATCCAACTGACCGACAAGATCGGTGTGGTGATGAACTGGCCAAACGTGAATCTCATCTCAGAGCTCGCCGAACAGGACAAGTCAGATACCGGCAAGGTGGTCATGTCAGTCATCGTCGGTTGCATCGATTCGATCTTCGATGAGAAGGTCGTTCACCGTGCCTCTGACCATACTCCGGAGGAGCTGCATCAGTTCATCGAATCCCTGAACCAGACTCAGTTCAATAAAATCAGGAAATTCATTGAATCGACACCAAAGCTAGAACACAAGATCGAGTACAAGTGTTCTCACTGTGGTGCTGATAACAGCCTGACACTCACAGGACTCCAGAATTTTTTCTCGTAGGCCTCTCTCATGATAGTCTCGTCAACCACTACCAGACCAACTTTGCTCTAATGCAGCATCACAAGTACAGTCTGACCGAGCTGGATAACATGATTCCATGGGAGAGGGAGATCTACGTTTCCTTGCTGGTTGAACACATCAAGGAAGAAAACGAACGCGCCAAGCGTAAGAACAAACAGTTGACATGAACGAAAACGACAAACAACAGCGCACATTCGACGACATACTTCTGGAACTGATGGTCCAGAATGAGACACTCGACAAGATTCAGACGAGTGCGCTGAAGGTTGTCGATCTACTGACACCGGTCGCGGATGCCTCGAAGGAATCGCTAAAGGAGGCTTCGGAGACTCCGGCTACAGCTCAGGCCCAAGGACTTGTGCAGGGTGGCAGTGATTTGTCCGTTCTACTTCAGCCTCTTAACGGAATACTTCTGGTAGCCGAGGAGTTACTGACCACGATGAAGTCGGTCGAGGCCGGAGTCGTGATGCTATCAGACTATTCCGGTCTGATGAGAAACGCTCTGTCGATCATTGCCAACGACCTTTCGGCTACCTACAATTACTTAGTTGAATCCGATAGAAGGAAGACATCTGCACAGAGAACGAAGGACCTGCAGCAGCAAGAAAGAGACTCGGAGATGATGAAGCTTCTGGCACGGCTGGGAGCTCGCCCTGAGAGTAAGCCGACAGCTCCAACTGCACCGAAAGAAGACGGTCTTCTGGCCAAACTGCTAGGACCGTTGGCCATCATCGGTGGTCTCTTGGCTGGATTTGTGGCAGGTGTTGTAGGCTATTTCACTAAAATTTTCACTGGAATCGTTGAGTCTTTATCTAAAATTTTAAGCGTTGGAAAATTCCTATCTAAGATCGGTCTGAATAGTGAATTTCTGGCAAAACTAGCTGCGCCATTCAAAGCAGTCTTCGGTAAGATTGGAGAAATGTTTGGAAAATTTGCGGCGTTTTTCTCCAAAACATTTGGTCCATTGACCGAGAAGTTTTCTAAATTTTTTAGTATTGGTAAACTGATAGGTAGAATTGCTGGACCTCTAGTATTAATCTTCGATGTATTTAAATCCATCTCCGCGGCACTGGATAAGTTCTCCCAAACAGGAGACCTTGGTGCATCGCTGCAGACCGGAATCAGTGAACTTCTTTCTCGAGTCATCGGAATGCCTCTTGACTTACTTAAGAATGCAGTATCCTGGATCGCAGGTAAATTAGGATTTAAAGAAGTGGAGGCATGGCTCGATTCCTTTAATATCAGCGCTGTCATAAAAGAGTTGATCGATAGAGTCGTCACTGCTGGCAGAAACGTTTTCGCATCTGTATTTCAATTCATTTCTAATTTCGTTGAAGACTTTACGAAGGGGATGCAAGAAGGAGGAATGCTAGGTGGAATAATGAAGATATTCCAGAAGATTGGTTATTACTTGATCGCGAGACCCCTGGACCTGCTGGTAAATTACCTTGCCACATTAGCAGAAAAGGTACCTGTAATTGGAAAGCAAATTTCTGAATGGTTAAGAAGTTTAGAAATTGCTAAATTTGCTGGTGCAGGATTAACGTTTACAGAGCCTCCTGAATTTAAGAGAGAGTTTGAGGGGAAAAGCTTCGGCGAAGCAGTTTCTGCCAGAACAGCCCAGGAGCGAGCCGCAGAGAAAAAATCACCTGTAGCACAGGTGCTAAAAACCGGCAAAGAAAAAGCGACCGGTTTATTTGGTGATTTGGTTGAAACTGTAAAGGGCGGAGCTTCAGCCGCAATCAATGGTATTGAAAATAGTGGATTGCTCGGGACCCTTAATGGTTTATCTGGAGCTTTCTACAAAGCTCTTGAGCAAAACATTAGCGGAGGACAGACACAGGCAAAGATTGGTGCGGTGCCATCCACTGTTGGTTCAGAGATGTCGGCACTACTGTCAAATACAAAAGATCTTGAGAATAACTCAGAGCTTGCAGCAGCGATGATCCCATCGATGTCAGGTGGATCTGGAAAGAAGACCACGAACGTCTCTGCCCAGTCCGTTACGTACAACAGCAACAATATCCCTGACCGAACCAGCTGGATGACCACCCCTCTCGCGAACTGGTCGCTGTAAATTTTATGTACACCTACAAATGCAGAATCAATAAGGTCCTGGATGGTGACACCGTTGACATCGATCTGGATCTAGGTTTTAATATCCTGCTGGCCAACCAGCGAGTACGAATGATCGGCGTTGATACGCCAGAATCTCGTACAGCCAATAAGGAGGAGAAGGTTCGTGGCACGCTATCCAAGAAGAAGCTGGCCGAAAAGCTTCCTACCGGTTCCTGGGTCAAGATCCAGACTCACAAGGACGATGGCAACGATGACAAGTTCGGCCGTATTCTGGGTGAGTTCATCCTGGAGGATGGTACAAATGTGAACCAGTGGCTGATCGAGAATAACTACGCCGTGCCTTACGAAGCTGATCGCCAGGGGCGAACTACCAAACGATCTGTAAAAGAAAAGAGCGGCCTTTCGACCGCTCTTGTTTGAGATAGACTGAAGAAGGATCAACCTTCCTTGGCGAGCTTCGCGAAGTAGCTCAGCGTCTCTTCCTCATCTTCCTCGGCAGCAGCCGCGGTCTTTGGCGCAGCGACCTCACGAGGAGCAGGAGCTTCAGCAGAGGCACGGCGCGGAGCCGCGACCTTCTCATCCAGCTGAGTACGTTCGGCGGTGGTCAGGATCTGGCCTTCCTCACCGAGTACATCCCTCAGGCGCTTCTCGAGCTCTGCATAGGACTTGAAGTTCTTCGGATCAATGAAGTCAGCCAGTTTGTGAAGCTGCTTGTAGACAGCCTCGAGCTTGGCATCATCACCACCGAACAGAGGAGCCGGAGTCGAGAACTCAGACTTGTCGTAGTTACGATAGCCCTCGACGTTACGGATCTTCAACTTGAAGTCGGCGCCAGTCCAGAAGTCGAACGGATTGACCGGCTTCTCGTCCTGGAACTGAGGCTGCATCAAGTCAAGGATCTTGTCATAGATCTTCTTGCCGTACTTGAAGAGGAACACCTTGCCCTCATTGGCAGGATTGGCCGGGTCAGAAATGACCAGGATGTTGGAGACGTAGTGCAGACGGCGCTTGCGTGCACGCACCAGCTCCTTGTCGGACTCCAGACCACTGTTCCACAGCTTGGAGTTCATATCCGAGACCGGATCCTTCTGACCGATCGTGGTCAGAGAGTTCTCGATGTACCACTTACCCGTTGGGCCCTTGAAGCCGTGGTCCCAGTAACGGACCCAGGGAAGTTCCTCTCCCTCACCGGCAGGTAGAAAGCGGAAGACGGCATAACCGTTACCAGCCTTGTCTACTCCAGCCGTCCAGAAACGATTGTCCTCATAGGACTTCTCGTTAGGCGTATTACCGCCGGCCTTGAGGGCCTGCTGCTTCATGAACTCGATGTCGCGAGAGCGACTGTTCTTTAGATTTGCGAATGACATAGTATGTGCGATGTATGGTTAGTATGTGACAATGTATGACTGTATGCTGACACTAGGCAGATGTAAATCTCGAAAGCACGATTTGCTTGCACTTTGCAAGATCTACGCTCTGCCGTAGGAATGGCCGGTATTTTCGGATCGACTTCTCAAATTCTGGCCAGAAGATCGTCTCTGTTACGTTCTGATGCTTCATGAAGTTGAGTAGCTCATCGAGGACGGTAACCGTCTCCTTTGAGATTTCGCCTTGTCCGAAAAGCTTGACGATCACAGGATGATCCTCTCCGGTCCGAGCAAATAATTGATCGAACGAGAGCGAATGGCTCCTGCAATAGTCAGCAAGTTTATCGACTTCGCCAGTGAAGAAGTACGTGAACGAGTCTCGCTTCTTCAGCCAGTCCCGGTACGTCTCCTCACCTTCGTTGTCGAGTAGGTCTCCAGCCCAGATGCCCTTTCCGTTTTTAGAGAAATTGGCAACCAGGAATTCGACCAAAGTTTTCTGTTCGGGATACTTCTTGGCCAGCTTGGCAAAGTGAAAGCGATCCCGTCTTTGAAGGAACGACTTCTGGCTAGCAGAAGTTCTGAAGTTGTACTTTAGAGCATCGTAGGACTCAGACTCAAAATGCAGCTTCAGCGCAGTATATATCTGATATGCCTCCCAGGGCTGCATCAGTCGTCAGTCCGATTCAGTCGGTGTGCTGTCCAGATCAAGTTTGTGTAGCCATCCTCTTCTTTCTTGAATCCTATGAGCGACCTTAGTCGATCAATGAATCCATCAGAGGTATGACAAAGCACTCCGTAGTTCTGCAGCTCATCGTACTGTTCTTGAGTGATTACTCCATTTGCGTGGGCAGAATTCAAGAATGCAGTAACTGCACACTGACCGTTTTTCTGTATGTCATTCTGGCCTAGGCTGTAGATCTTCATCTTAGCGGAAGCGACGAATCAGTGCGCTGCG